ATGGTAAATATCTATTCACAATTGATTGGGCACATCCTGATGTTAATATCTTGGATACGGAACATTCTGAAATACCTCAAGAGCATAAGTGTGCACATATATTGGAACTTTCTAACGGTAACTATGCAGCTCAGCCTAATAATCGTATTTTGTGGCACATTAATAGTTATACTACTGATACATCTTGGCCAGACTACAAAGTTCAAACTACATATTGGGATGCAGAAGATAACAACATGGTTACAGAAGATAGCGATAAAATGTTTTATGAAATGAAAGAAAAATCAGTAAATGATTTGTTAATGGATGGTTTTAAGGAAGAACAAGAAATGTTTGAAAAAGAAGAAAAAAATAAAAGAACTTACTCAAAATATAAGGAATATGCACACGATTTATCTTTTGAAAATGATGGTAATAAAAATGATTGATAAATTTTTCTATAATTTTTTTGGTGCACTAGACAAAGCAGCAGGATGGATTGATAATATATTGTTTAACAAAAAAAAGAAAAAAAAATAATTATGGAGTATCAGAGGATGAACTATTACTTTACAGGTGCTTTGATTATAGCTTTTGTATTAATAGCTCTTTTTTTACAACCAGGATATATACCTAGATGAGCAATAAACCATTAAACATAAACGAAGACGCAAAAGTTGCTATGCCTATGAAAACGGTTGCTAGTTTGATTTTGCTCGTCGGAATGGGCGTGCTCGGATATACAGAGCTGACTGCGAGGTTGGTATCGTTAGAGACATCACGTGAGTTGTTTGAAAATGATTTGTTAAAAAAATCTGAACAAGTCCCCGTGGACCAGGAACAACATTTTTTATTGGAAGATCTTTATAAAAGTGTCGAGAAGATGGAAGAGACTCAAGAAATGAATATGACTAACAAAGTTAACATAGAATTTTTAAGAGAACAGTTAAAAAAAGCATTAACTGATATTGAAGAGTTAAAAGATAAGGTAAGACAAAATGGAAACGGTCATTAGCACAGTAGTTGCACTTTGTATGTTTGTAGCAGGAGAATTAAAGGAACATCGAATCCAACCTGCAATGAGTGACTGCCTCAAGGGAAAGCGGGTTGCGGAACGTACAGCAGGTGATAATATAAATTATAAATGCGGAAAAGTAAAAGTTGAACTTGAAGAAAATATAGACGGATCTAAAGCGATTAAAAAAATTATAAATGAATCTGAGTAGAAATTTTACCCTTTTAGAATTAATCAAATCGGACACAGCCGTTCGTAAAGGTATTAATAATAATCCAAACGCAGGTCAAATAGAAAAACTAAAAGCACTTTGTGAAAATATACTGCAACCCGTAAGAGACCATTTTGGTAGAGTAAAGGTCACATCAGGGTTCCGTTCAGAAGACCTTTGTATTGCCATAGGATCGAGTCGGAATAGTCAGCATGCAAAAGCTGAAGCTGCAGACTTCGAATGTGTTGGAGTCGATAATGCTGAGGTAGCTGATTGGATAAAAAAGAACCTTCAGACAGATCAATTGATTCTCGAATATTACACACCCGGAGAACCTAACTCGGGATGGATACATTGTAGCTGGATACCTGAAGGAAGACGAGAACAATTTTTACTTGCACATAGAGTAGAAGGAAAAACTAAATATAAACCAATAATAGGCAAGGCTAAGGATTTAGTATAATGGCAATAGGACGAGGACAAATATCAAAACAAGTAGAAGGTAAACTTCGTGGTGCGAGAGACGAGAAAGAAAAAAAGAAAAAAGTTAAACTTGCTTTCAAACGTAAGAAAAACCCATTAGCCAAGACATTTACTGCCTAGTCAAAAGATGTTATAATCTTGCATGACTAAATTATGTGCAAGAGGCAAAGCTGCAGCCAAGAGAAAATTTAAAGTATATCCCAGCGCATATGCGAATGCTTATGCATCTAAAATTTGTGCAGGTAAAGCAAAAGACCCATCTGGTTTAAAAAGAAAAGATTGGGGACCAAAGAAAGCTAATAAAGGTGTACTAATGACAAAAAATAATACTAAATCTTTAGAAGAATTAAAAAAAGAAACACAAAAAATTATAGATAACTTTCCAAAAGAAAAAGTTATTGACACTAAAAAACCAAAAAAGAAACCATATAAAAGCGTGAAACCAGATGCTGCAATGTCAATAGATACTACAACATATCCTCTTGGACAAGGACCTTCATCTCAATCAATTAAACCAATGATGTGTGGTGGCGAGGTACGTGGAACGGGAGCAGCGATTAAGGGTAAAGGTTTCAAAGGCGTATTTTAATGAGTCTTAAAAAATGGTTTAACGAAAAATGGGTCGATATAGGATCACCTAAAAAAGGGGGAGGTTACAAAGAATGTGGAAGAAAATCTGCAAGTGGATCAAAAAGAAAATACCCCAAATGCGTGCCTGCTGCAAAAGCAAACCGAATGACAAGCTCAGAAAAGCGTTCTGCTGTTGCAAGAAAGAGAGCAGCCGGTAATCCTGGTGGTAAACCAACTAACGTCAGCACCTTTACCAAGAAGTATTATGGTGGTATGATAGAAACTTAGGAGAATTATGGCAGAGAAATTATCAGATAAATTAAAAGGATTATTTAAAAGAGCAGATACCTATCTTGGTAAAGCAATTGAAAGAGTACCAAAAAGCACAACAGCTATGAAGAAAGCTTTGAAACCTACAGGTATGAAGAAAGCTTCAAAACCTACAGGTATGATGAAAGCATTTGATAAACCTTTAAGTGCAGCTAAATTTGCTAGTGCAACTAAAAGAGCAGGTAAGTTTGGAAAACTTAAAACTATAGGTAGAATTGCAAGTAGAGCCGCATTACCTGTTGCTGCAGGAGTTGAAACTGTTAGCCTAGCCTACAAACTTGCAACAAGAACTCCTGAACAAAAAGCAAAAACAAGAGCATTAAAAACTAAATTGAGTAAAACAAGTACAAAAGATTATCATGCTGATCTTTTAAAAATGAGTACAGGAGGAGATACAATGTTACAGAATCCAAAAAAAGCTGACTTAGATAAAGATGGCAAATTATCTGGTTATGAGAAAAAAAGAGCAAAAGCCATCGAATCAAATATGAAACAAAAACCTATTAAAGCTGTTTTAGGTATTGCTACCATGGGACTCCTTGGTGCTAAAATGTTAAGCGACAAAAAAAAGAAAAAAGCTATTAAAGCTGTTTCACCAGTTGCAATGTTAGCGGATGTTACTAAAGAAGAAAAAAATCAAGTAACTACAGAACAACAAAAAGCTAGAAAAGGTAAGATGATGAAAGCTTATAAAGGTGATTTGGCTAAAGGTTATGGCGCAGCTAGAACTCAAGGTCAAGGCCTTCAAGATGAAAACTTAATACCAGGAAAGTCTTTGGATTATTACAAAGACTTAATGTAATGAATTATGGCTACGTCAGGAACTACATCATTCGATCTTCAGATCGATGACATTATTGAAGAAGCATACGAACGATGTGGTATGCGGACTAATAGTGGAAATGACTTACGTAGCGCAAGAAGAAGTTTAAATCTTTTATTTTCAGAGTGGGGAAACAGAGGTATTCACCTTTGGAAAGTTAAACTAAATGAAAAAGCATTAGTTGCAGGAACTGCTACATACACTGTAGATACAGATGTAAATGATGTTCTTGAGGCATATATCTCTACTACAAACGCAGCAGGTAATACTTCATCAACAAATGATATCTCATTAACAAAAATTGACAGATCAGCTTATGCTGCACTCCCAAATAAATTACAAACAGGACAACCATCACAGTATTATGTTGATAGACAAACAACACCAACTATAAGTTTATATTTAGCTCCAGATGCAACAACGTACACAACATTAAAATTTTACACAATTAACAGAATTGAAGATGCAGGTGGATTTACAAAAACAGCTGATGTCGCTTACAGATTTTTACCTTGTATGTGTTCTGGCCTTGCATATTATTTATCACAAAAAAGAGCACCAGATAGAATACAATTATTAAAACAATTATACGAGGATGAGTTAATTAGAGCACTTAATGAAGATGGTTCTAGAACTTCTGTTTACATTTCTCCTCAAACTTATTTAGGAGGTACCTCTTAATGAGTTACGCAACAGGAAAACATTCAAAAGCAATTTCAGATAGATCTGGACAAGCATTTCCTTATAAAGAGATGGTAAAAGAGTGGAATGGTTCTTTAGTTCACATATCAGAGTTTGAACCTAAACACCCACAATTAGATCCCCCTTACCATAAGGCAGATGCAGTAGCTTTACAAAATACAAGATCGATGAGATTTCAACAACCTACAACTGTTGCAGCAAATGATACAACTATAGCTGATTCTGGTGGTATAACAGTTGGTGTTGCAAATTTAACTTTACCAGGACAGTTTGGTTTTTTAAATCAAGGAACATCATCAATGATTCCTGCAGACCCATCATTACAAAATAGAAGAAGACAGATATCTATGGAAATTAATTCAGTAACCGTGAGTATTTCATAATGGCAATATCATATTCAGATTTTTTAACACAAGTTCGAAATTATACAGAAGTAGATGCAAATGTTTTAAGTGACACCATTATTGGTCAATTTATAAGAAACACAGAATTAAATGTAGCAGGAGCTGTGGACTATGACGACACAAGAAAATATGCAACTTCATCATTCACTGCAAATAAAAGATATTTAGTTACTCCTGCAGATTTTTTAGTTATTAGATCTCTACAAGTATTCGCTGATACTAGTATCACTAGTGCTAGAACTTTTTTAGAAAAAAGAGATACTAGTTTTATATCAGAATATAATGGAAGCAACACAACTGGATTACCTAAATACTATGCAAATTGGGATGATGCTTCAATTGTTGTGGCTCCAACTCCAGATCAAGCTTATGCAGTACAGTTAAATTATGTCATTACTCCACCTAATTTTACTTCTACAAACAATACCTATTTATCTGAATACCAACAAGGATTGCTTTTAGATGGGGTTCTTACAGAGGCTTTTGCTTACCTTAAAGGTCCCATGGATATGTACAATCTATATAAAAGTAAGTATAATGAAAGTGTACAAAATTTTGCTCTCCAACAAATGGGGAGAAGAAGACGAGCAGAATACGATGATGGGGTACCAAGAGTTCAAGTACCTTCACC